CAGCACAGTTCCGCTTAAAGCTGGGTTTATACCCTCTTCAAAATATCCATAACCATCAAAGCCTAAATAACCATTTGTGTTGTCTGGCGTAACTGTAACACTTCCAGAGCCGCCAGTAACAGTAGCAATAGCATTAACCCAAACTACTTGAGATGTGTAAGAGCCACTAAATTCTATATCTAAGTAGTCTCTAATAAGTTCAGACACTTCGTAAACAACATAATTTTTGCCAGTCAAAGGAGTTTTAGTTATTGTGTACCTTAGTGTGCCACTACTTACACTTGCATTTGCTGTAAAAGTACCAGTATAGATGTACAGTTTTAACTCAACTGAAGTCATACTGGTTTTTTCTACCTTTATGTAAAAAGGACTTCTTACGTTTATTTTTGTCATTTCTTGTTAATGTTTATTTGTATCTGTTTCTCTAAGCCTATTGAGTAAGCCTCTACTAACTCGTCTGGTAGTCTTTTAAAAGCTGCCTCAAATGGTTTGGTAAAAAACAAACTTGGTCTTATACCTTTTTTTTTAATCGTTTTTGCTATTGCAAATTTTATCCCCTCACGCTTTGCAAACCTACCCCCAGATCCTCTTGGTGCTATTCCCTTTCTAACTACCCAACTGTCTAAAGCCTTTGTAGGTGGCATCTTGTTTGTGTACTTATAAGGCGTGTTATATTTCTTTTGTGTTCCGCTTACCCCTTTGTCCTGGAACTTACCATAGTCAGCCATTTCAAAAGCCACAGACGTTGTTTGTGCGCTTTGTGATACTTTGTAACCTAAAGAGTTATAAAGTTCCTTAGAAGAACTTTTTTTGCCCTTAGATAAGTTGCTTCGTGATTGTTGAATAACGTACTTAGCAAACTTGTTTAGTTCATCCCTTAAATATTCATCTGCTAACATATAGTAATATCGTTATGTATTATTACATCCATAGTAGCAGCGTAACCAGCAAGGCGGTTGTCAAACCTTTCATAAAAAGGCTCAAGTGTAGGGTTGCCCTCAAGCTGGAATTTGTTGCTGTATAAATCGCCACGTCTAAGCACCATAATTAGTTTATTAAGAACTGCCAATTGTGTGTTAAGTACATCTTGCTCGTTATTGTTGCCTCTGAAAATATCAGTAGTAGCTTCTTTGCTTTCATCTACAATATCCATAGCCATAACAGTTATGTTAAAAGACATTACTTGTTCTTGTAGTGTTACAGAATTTACTATAATATGTGCCAAAGGGAATATGCTTTGTTTTGATAAGTCAATATCAAAAATATCGCCAGTTGTAACGGTGTTTACATTTACATCGGCTAAAAGCTGTGTTTCTATTGTTTCTGTTATTTGGTAAAAACCTCTTATCCCTTGTTGGCTCATTTTATTTAAATTTGTTTTTAATCTGTGCTGCTTCTATGTCGTTTTTTTCTTTAGTGTATTCTAAATACGTCAAGCATTGGTGTACGTTTAGTTCAGTGATATTTTTAAATCGTGTAATATCGCCTTGAGCAATCCCAAAGAGTGCATTGAACCATCCCCACTTGGCTGTGAAATTAGATGCTGTGCTAAAGCTTGTTCGTTCTTCTTGTCCAAAGAGTTCAGCATAACCATCGATAAGTCTTTGCCTAAACTGTAAAAAAAAACAATAGCACCTAATACTACATCTAAGGGGAAGTCTTTAGCGTTATCGCTTGTGTCTGGGTTGTATTCCTTTATGGTGTACCTTGCACCTCGTTTGTGTTCTATGGGTCTGAATAGTACGTTTACTGCTCTGTGTAAATTATCGTTATCGCCTATGAAAGTGTCTAAGTCCATATACTCGCCAAAGGTCATATCGTCAAGTTCTGGTATAAAGCCATAATCAACACCACCTAAGCTAAACTTATTTATAAGCTGGTGGTTAGTGTCAAACATAGTATTAATAATCTCGCATACCCCAGCTATGTCTGTGGCTTTCATATTGCGTACTACTATCTGTGGCACTTTGCAGAATATCTCTACAATCTTAAGTTGTATCGCTGTATCGTGTGTATCTTCTAACTTGCCATCTAACTTAGCGAACTCTTGGTACTGTCCAAGTGTTATCTCGTTAAGGCTTGTTGGTATTCTTAGATTTACTTTCATATTACTTTACTTATTAATATATAAACAATTTTAAATTATTTTAGTGAACAATATACTTACCTCTATTTGGGTTTTGCAACTGGTAGCCTACTGCGTATCTAATCGCATCTATTAAGTGATTGTACTTGTCTATTGGTGTGTTTGATTTGCGTTCTAACCAGCGATAGTTGTTTAACTCTTTGATGAGGTTTGTACTGTCTGGGCTTACCACTAAGTCATAGTCTTGTAGTAGACTTATTCCGTATGTTACACTTCCTTGTCCTTTTATGCTTGGCTTTACGTTACATCCTTTAGCTTTTATTTCGCTTAGTAGTCTTGGCTCTGCACTATCCCCTACAATTAAGCCACTATTAGCGTGTTTAAGGTTTAGTTCTGCTATTTGTGATGTGGTTAGTCTTGGCAAGTAAAAACATTCCTTTAAATAGATTGTTTTGGTGCTGGTGTTTATGTTTACTTCAACTAAGGTACTTGGGTCTGCTGCAAAACCGTAATCTTGACCCCACACACTTACGCTTGTTCTTTTAAATTTCCCTATACTCCAGTTATTAAATATAACACCCTCAGCTTTACTCATCCAAGCACCAAGCATTTGTTGTTTGTACTTCTCTGGTCTGCGCTTACGCATCTGGTCTATTTGGTCTATGTAGCTTTTAGATAGGTTGTCAATGTTATCTATGTAAGTGGTGTGTATGTAGGTTGTGTTTTCTTTTTGTGTATTGCTGCCCTCTTGTACCCCTCGTTCTTCAAAGAAACGTCTGTATATAAAATGTTCTTTGGTTGTGGGGTTTAATATAAGTATTACCCTATTGGATTTGCCTTGCTGCCTTACACTTAGGTCTATGGTGTCAAACTTCTGCTCGTCTGTTAGTTCTTCTGCTTCATCTACTACCCAAGTAGTAATACCTTGCAGAGATTTAAGGTTTGCTGTTTGGTCGCCACTTGAAGTTTTTATGCCTCTAAAGATTATCTTGCTACCAGTCTTTTTGTTTATTATCTCGTCTTTAGTTATGTAAAAGTGTTCTATCGAGCCAAACTGTTCTAACTTGTCTAAGAACTCTGGTATAATTGAAATGTATGCTGAGGTTAATGTATAGCGTGTGAATAATATAACGTGTCCAGCTTCATAGGTAAGCATAACTAAAAGGGCGTTTACTGAAAAAGACTTCCCAGACCCACGCCCACCACTCACAATAAAGTACCTACTATCATTCTCGATAATAGGCATATATTTCTTTTTTACTTTAATCAATCTACGAACTTAATTAAATCTCTAAAATTGATGTTTAAGCCCTCAGAACTATTGATGTCCATACTTTCCTTTGGCTTTCCGTAACGATAGCTTAAATAGGTCTGTAAGGCTCTCATATCGCCCTTAGCTACTAACTTGCCTAACTCCTCAATAGCTTCGTCTTTGTCTATTATATTGTCTAAGCGTTCTATTAGTTTTTGCTCTTGTGCCTTTGGCTTTCTACCAGCACCTTGTCTTGCGCCACCATTGTTTACTCTTTTGTCCATAATTGAAAAAGATTGTTTATTCAATAATATATAAACAAACTTATTTTTTTTTAGCCTAAAAGTATTTCTTCTATCTGTTCTATCTGCTTATCAGTAGCATCTGGTATGCGTTCTAACACAAATAACTTAGGGTCGCCTAATAGTGTTTTATACATCTCTTCTAAATCTATATTGTAGTAACAGTTTTGCTTATAGTTCTTTAATGAGTATAATATAGTGGCGTGGTGTGTTTCATATCCGCAGCGTTGGTAATCTCTTACTATATCCATAAGGCGCATACCTTTAACTTTGCTCATATAATGGTTTGCCACGCATCTCATCTCTACTACATCCCTACGTCTTGTTTGTTCAAAGATGTCTATTTTTTTTAGTGTAAGGATTGTATCTCTAATTGCTTCTAATTTCATATTACTTCTTCTTTCTTGTATATAGTGTATCCGTTTTCTTTTAGGAGTTGTATTGCTTCCTTTATTTTTTCTTGTTCTATTCTGTAACTGTCAAATATGTAGTTGTGTATTACCATTGTTCTTTGTTTAAATTATAATTATTCTTTTACAAAAGTGCCATTTTGCATTTTACCTTTGCGATTTTTTATTTCTTTATAAGCTGAATGTATGCACTCTTCAATACTCATAGCTTGCAAGTGTGCTAAGTTAGTTAACACAACAACTATATCACCGATAGCATCTTCTATCTCGTTTGTATCTTGTTCTAGTAACGCCTTTGCTAATTCGCCAGCCTCCTCCATTAACTTGACGTATTGTGTGTGTGGATTGCCTTTTTTATACAAGCCTCTTTCGTTAGCCCAAAATCTTATGTTGTCGAATATTTCTAAATTTACTTTAGGCTTATTAGCAACATCCCAAAAGTTTCTTAGTGATTGTGAGTATATGTATCTCTCATTGTTGTGTGCCGACTTAAAATTGTTTTTCAATATAAAGTCTTTTACTTCGTTATTTACTTCTATGTTATACTCTTCGTCTAATTCTATATTAGATGGCCAAGTATAATTGTCAAAGCTTTTATTAAATGTTTTTTTGAAAGTAACTGTTGTTTTAGTAATATGTAGCATAAAATTATTTATTGTTTGTTTGTATGTTCTTGCGTCGTTTTTATAGCCAAATTTGTTTTGCCATTCAAATTCCAATTTAGAAGCTTCATCAATACATTTAGTTTTAGCTAATATTTCAAAATCAGTATAACCTTGTTGGACTATAATTCTTTTAGCGGGGTTTTTGGTGCATCCTACTTTTATTCCTTGAATATGATAAATATAGTACATATTATTTCACCAACGGGGCTTTTATAAATTGGTTGTGTTTATATCCTTTTAAATTATAGTTTTCGTATTTACCTTGCAAAATAGGCAAACTATATATTTCAGAATTTAAATACTTATTTACCTGCTTATTATGTGTTTTATATATATGCGCGTCTGCTAAATTTAAACCTAATTGATTAGCATTTAAATTACATTTATTAGCTATAGTAATTAAGAATAAAGCACCTACTATAATATCATACGGTAAACCTAAAAATAAATCAGAGCTTCTAAAATGCATAACCATATTTAAATCATTGTTGCATCTAACAAAATTAAACTGCGTATAACAACACGGTAAAGCCTGCTCTTTTAAATCAGTAGGGTTCCAAAGCGTTATAATAGCTCTGCGAGAGTTATTTTTAATTTCTTTTATAACATATTCAATTTGGTCAAATACTCCGTTAAATTGCTTTATTTGATAGCCATATACTTTACCGAGCTTATTATTTTTAGCAAAATCATCCCACCAAAATATATTATACTTGTGTAAATATTCTAATGATGTTTGGCCTTCATATATCCACCTAAATTCACCAAGCGATTTATTAAAAAATATTTTTTTTCCTGTAATAATAGGAAAACCTTCTTTTAAATTAATATTTAATGATTGATTAAATAGCTTATAAGTTTTTACATCTGTGCGATTTGTAGTTAAAAAGCCGTTATTGCAAACATTTTTTAGTAACTCTTTATATTGTAGCTCAAAATTATTCATAACCCTTATTTTTAAAATTATCTAAAGCGGATATATAACCAACACAATCTAACATCGTGTCTTTCTTAGTATTATAAGCCATACGGCTAATTTTAAGAGCAATAAGACATTTATAAAAATCCTCAGTGCTTATATCTTTATTTGTTAATTCAGACGCAACACGGGCTGCTTTTGCTATTGACTCGTCAATTGGGCCGTATTGTCTTTCTTTTTCTTCTGCTCTATCAAAAATAATTTTATGAGCTTCCTTTAAAATATTCATTTTTTTTGTTTATTTTTTGTTTAAATTATATTTACTAAGAGGTGCTTCCCCGTTTTCTTCTAATTCTTTTTGTAAGTTCGCGAGTGAACGCCAACAGACCTTTGCTGAGTGTCTTACTCCATCTGTGTCTATTTCCCCAGCCTCCATCAAGTGCCTTGACAAAGCGTCTAACTCATTGTCGCTTTTTAATCTATCCCAGTGTAGGGTTTTGTTAGGGTGGTGCTGTTGGTTGCCTATCCAAGATGTTTTAGCTACTTCTCTTATTGCATCTGGGAAGTATTTAAGCACTCCACTAAATACTGGCATTTGTTTTCTTTTTTGTTTTAACATCGCTTCATATTGGTAAAAATCTTCTTCATCATATACACCGGCCTTTTGTTCTTCATAGACTAACTCTTCTTGTTCTGTCATCGTGTAGGCACTTTCTGTTCCGCTTATGTAATCAATCTTTTTTCTCTTCATTTTTTTTTTCATCTTTCTTCTCTAATGTAACTTTAATAGCTTCTATCTGTACATACATTTGGGCGACTATGTTTTCAAGTCTAAGTATGCGTTGTATCTGTGTGTGTTTCTTTTGTTTCATAATTCCCCAGTTAAACAATAGTTATCTAAGTCTGCACCCTCTATAAAAAACTTGTTGTATAAGTCAAGTGCTTTCTCTACTTTCTCTTCGCCTCTGAAGTAAAACTCTTCTGAGCAGTTAAAGATACCTATGTCTAAGCTGCCTTTGTCTAATACCAAGAATTTAAAATCTTTATACTCTTTGTTAAATAGGTTGCAATATAAATAGCATTGTACATCGTATCCGTACTTGTTAGCACTCCAGCTAAAGTCCTTTATGTTTGTTGTGGTTTTTAAGTCCACTATCCTATTAGTGGCTAACACATCTGCCTTACCCCTAAAAGGGAAGCCTAAGACGTTGTCTATTGCTGGTACCTCAAACTCTGCCTTAGTTATTAGTTCCTTTGCGTGTTCGTTGCGGTAAAACGCATCTACAAGCCTATCAGCATCTGACCTTTCTTTTGCAGTAAAAACTCTTGGGTTTTCAGCTTTAGCTTCTTTAAACTTTTTTGTGTTCTTGCTTTGCACATCTATAAAAGTTTGCGCCGCAAATACTTCTGGTTCTAATATAGCGGTATGAAACAGCCAACCATCTCTTAAAGCTTGGCTATCCCCACCCCCATACTTCAAACTAAAATTATATGTCTTAGGACTTGATAGAAGCTGTTTAAGGCTACTACTACTAAGCGCAAGGGTATTTAGTTCGCCATAGTAAAAAGTGTTATCTTCCATACGCTTAAGCAGTTCTGCTTTGTCGTAATACTTGTTGTCTAATAGTTTTATCTTATCCATATTATTCAAGGTCATAATTATAGCAATCACGACAGCAGTAGGTTTCTCCGTTTGTTGGCGTTTCGCAAGTTCTACAATAGGTTATCTCGTCTGGTGTTTCCCAATAGTTCATATCTCGTATTGTTTTAGTTCTTGTTTTAGTTTTTGTATCTCTTTGTTTTTTTCGTTTCTTATGTGGTCTACTTTCTTGGTTAGTATCTCAACCTCTGTTATTAACTGGCTTGAGAGTATCCCTATTTCTGTGATAGCTTTAACACAGTTCTTTAACTCTTTATTGTTAGGTTTAGCCTCTTGCCAGTCAATAAGTTTCTCAATTAAGTATGAGTACCAAAGTTGATATTGTTGCTTGCGTAGTAAATCCATACTAACTTGCAGAACCAATTAAGTAACCAAAAGCCACACACAAGGCTAACATAAATATTATAGCACCTTGTATGATTATTTCTGCTTGGCGTTCTCTTTTAAGTTCTTTGGCTTCCAACTCTTTCTGCGTGTAAACCTCTATTCTATTTTTGCGTGTTTGGATGTGCAATCCAGTTTTCGTCTTTTTCATTGTCTTTGTTTTTTAATTAATTTTGCCATTC